AGGAAGTCATCGCCGTCGACAAGGCGGTCGCCGGGCTGACCGACGAGCAGCGCCGCGCGATATGGGCGCACTACATCGCGCAAGGCGAGACCCGGTTCCACTGCTCCCGCCACGCGCGCATGTCCGAGTCGCAGTTCGTGCGCCATCTCGACCGTGCGCGCTGGGCCGTGCGCGCGCAATTTCATCAACTTTTGAACAAATCTCGTGCTTGAATTGCAATTCTGCGTGTGGATACTCGGCAACGTGGTCGTTCAGACGATCACCTGCGCATCTTTCTCCTGCGCAAACCCTGACCCCGCGTCGATAACCCCTCGGCGCGGGGTTTTTCTTTTGAGGCACCCACATGGCAATCCAGCTTTCGACGGCCGTGCGTAACGCGCGGCTCGACGCGATCGAGACGACCGTCGGCACGTCCGCGATCCTGCGCATCCGCTCGGGCTCCGTCCCGGCCAACTGCGCCGCGGCCGACACCGGCACTGTCCTCGCGACGGTCAACTGCCCGTCCGACTGGATGGCCGCAGCCGCCTCGGGCAGCAAGCAGCTGTCCGGCTCGTGGGTCGACTCCTCCGCCGACGCGACCGGCACGGCCGCGCATTTCCGGCTCTACGACTCGACCGGCGCGACCTGCCACGTCCAGGGGACCGTCACCGCAACCGGCGGCGGCGGCGACATGACCGTCGATTCGACCAGCTTCACGGCCGGGCAGCAGTTCACCGTGACGACGTTCACGCTCAACGACGCCAACAGCTGACGATGGCCGACAACCTCGGATATACGCCGGGCTCGGGCGCGTCGATCGCGTCCGACGACATCGGCGGCCAGCATCACCAGCGCATCAAGCTGGTCGTCGGCGCGGACGGCGTCTCGGACGGCGACGTCGCGAGCTCGAACCCTATGCCGGTGCAGGTGCTCGGCGAGGCCATCGAGGCGATCGAGGCGATGCGGTACGCGCTCCAAGCGCTCACCCGCACGGTCGGGCAAATGCAACCCGACGCCGCTTCACGCATGCGCGTGGCCATCGACGCGATTTCGGCGAGCTTGACGCTCGCCACGGTCACGACCGTCGGCACGGTCACGACCGTCTCGACGCTCACGAACCAGACGCAGATCGGCGGCCTCGCGGCGACCGAACAGATCCCGTCGCTGATGCGACTCGGCGCGGACTCGCTGCGCCGCAACATTTCGGTGACCTGACATGGCAACCACCAACGGCAACCGCAAGATTCTCGACCTCAAGCGTTGGGAGTTCTGCACTCCGCTTCCGTCCGCGACGGCCGCGGCGCACTTCATCGTCTCGTCGCGCCACTACCGCCAGCAGCAGCTGCTCGTGCAGTCGAATACGGGGGCGTTTTTGTACGACCCGCGCGAGGATGGCTGGATTCAAGTCCCGTCCCCGGCTCTCGCGGGTACTTTCGGCGCAGGCGCAACCGGCGTTGCGGGCTCGTTCTCGACCGGCACCACCGTCGGCGCGTCGAGCCTGACCGCAACCGCCGGAACGACGACCTCGATCACGACCAACCAGGCGCTCGCGCGCGACCTGCGCGGGTACTCGGTTTACTTCGTCGGCGGCACGAACGCCGGCAAAACCAAGACGATCGCATCGAACACGATCGGCACGAACGCCGTGATCACGTTCACGGACGCCGAAGCGACCGCATTCGACTCGACCAGCCAGTACCGCCTCAAGACGCCGGTGTTCTTCGTCGTCGGCGCCGGCACGCTGGCCGCGGGATCGTTCCGAAAGTACGACTTTGCGACGAACACCTGGACCACGCTCGCAATCACCGGCCTCGCGGCAACGCTCGGCACCGATGGCAAGATGTGCAGCACGCCGGCGTGGATCGATACGGGCTTCAAATCGTTCGCAACCGGCACCGCCACTGCGGGCAGCGCCAACACGCTGACGAACTCCGCGAAGGCATGGGCAACAAACCAGTGGACGAACTCGCAGATCCGCATCACCGCCGGCACCGGCGCGGGGCAGATCCGCACCGTCAGCAGCAACACCGGCACCGTGATCACCGTGTCGGCCAACTGGACCACGAACCCGGACGCGACCAGCCAGTACAGCCTCGAAGGCAACGACGATTTCCTGTATTACATGGGCAACAACGCCGTGACGCTGTACCGCTACAGCATCAGCGGCAACACTTGGTCGACCCTCACGCCGGGCGTCGCACGCGGCGGCGCTCCGGGCGCTGGCGCAAGCGGTCACTGGATTCACAGCGTCAGTGCGGACAACTGGACGAACGAAAACGCGATCCAGAACGGCCGGTATCTATTCAGCTTCCGCGGCGCTGGTGGCGCGCTTCTCGATCGGTACGACATCGCCGGCAATACCTGGGCCGCGATCACCTACGCGCCGGCCACGGAGACGCTCACGACCGGGACGAAATATTCGTACTGCAAGGATCGGCTGTACATCCAGAAGGATGCCACTGGCCGATGGTTCGCCTACGACTTCGCCGAAAACGCCATGCTGCCGTGGGGAACGATGACGTACACGCAGGGCGCGGCCGTCTTGGGTGACACCGCGTTCGACGTGACTTACAAGGACGGCGCGACGGAAATCGACTACGTCTATATGGGGCTCAATACTTCGGCCGTCGTGCTCCGGCAGCAGGTGGTGTGACGTGACGATTCAGATGCTGATCACCATGTGCCGGGCGCGGCTCGTGCAGCTTTCGCAACTGCGCGCGTCCGCAGTGTCGCTCGGCGATGCGGATCAAGTCGCGCGCATCGACGCGCAGATCGACGAGACGCAGGAGACGCTGAACAAGCTCCTGACCGTGGAGTAATCCGCCATGCTCCTGACGCTGCTCGGGCAATCCGGGATCACGGGCGGCGTCGGCGCGGTCGATGCCACGCTCGGCGCCGTCACGCTTTCCGCGACCGGCGAGCTCGTCTCGACCGGCATCAACGGGTCGCTGTCGCAGACCCTCGACGCGCTGACGGTCTCAAGCACCGGCGCGCTTCGGATCGCCGGCACCACGTCGGCCACGCTCGATGCGCTCACGATCTCGGCCACCGGTTCGGCCTCAAGCGGCATCACCGGCACGCTCACCGCAACGCTCGGGACGCTGACCCTCGACGGGGCGGCGCGCCTTGAGCTGCGCGCGTCGTCGGCATCGACGCTCGGCGCGCTCACCGGATCTTCAACCGCTCGGCTCGAGCTGCGGGCCGCGCTGGCCGCATCGCTAGGCGACCTGACCGCCACGTCGGCCGGTCGCCTGCCGATCGCCGGCACGCTCACGCAGACGCTCGACGCGCTGACGGTCACCGCGACGGCGAAGCTCGACCTGCAGGGCAACCTGTCGGCGACGCTCGGGCCGGTGACGCTCGAAGGGCGCGGGATGTTCCCGCAGCCGCGGCCGGTGCTGCGGTCGCTGACCGTGACGATGCCGATGCGCTCGGCAACCGTGCGGCCGAAGGCTCGAACGATTTTCGTGGACGGCGAACGCCGAACCATTCACTGATTCCGGAGGCCTTGGGCGTCCATGACCGATGACAACCGGGGCGCGCCGTATGGCGTCGTCGCGCCGAAGCGCGCATTCGACGACGTGCCGATCGAGGTCGACTGGCACGATTACCTCACCAACACGCGGCAGCCAGGCATGGCGTATTCAGCAGACGCGCGCGTCCGTCCGCTCCGGGCTGACGCGACCGGCCTTCAATACCGCTGCACGACGGCGGGCGTGACGAGCGGGCAGCCAAGCGCACGACTGCGATGGCCGACGACGGCAGGCGGCACGGTGACCGACGGAAGCGTCGTCTGGACCGCCGAGGCGCTGACCTCCGCATCACTGCGCACCACGATCAGCTCGAGCAGCTGGCCGGCGGTGAACGGACTGACGATCGCCGATCAAGGGTCGGTCGACCTCAAGCACTCGGCCAACGTCGCCGGCGGAAAGAGCGGGCAGCGGTACGAGGTCAAGCACCGCGTGACGCTGGCCAACGGCGAGGACAAGGAAGCGGTCGCGATCCTGCCCGTGCAGGACTGAATTGCCTAGGAAAAAGGCAGGCCTTTTTTTCGAAAGGCCTTCCAGAAAAAGGCAGGCCTTTTTTTGGGATGCTTTCCAGAAAAACAGGCAGGTGAGGGCGCGCGGTGCTTGAGATCAAGACCAACACCGACGCGGTGCTGAAGCTGCTCGAGGAGCTGCCGCGGAATCAGATTCCGTTCGCCACGGCCCTCGCGCTCACGCGCACGGCGCAGAAAGTTCACGAGGAGATCAAGCGCAAGCTGCCCTCGATCTACGACAGGCCGACGCCCTGGACGGTGGGCGGCATGTACGTCAAGCCTGCACGCAAGAATGCGCTGTCGGCCTCGGTGAAGTTCAAGGACCGAAGCGAGGCAACCAAGGGGCTACCCGCCGCGGAGTACCTGCAGCCATCAGTCTACGGCGTGGCACGCAAGCCGAAGGCGTTCGAGCGACTGCTGCAACGCGCGGGCGTCCTGCCTTCCGGCTGGTACGCCGTGCCGAGCAAGTACGTTGCGCTCGACTCATACGGCAACGTCCCGCGCGGCACGGTGACAAAGATTCTCTCGCAGCTGCAAGCGTCGCGAGACTCGGCGCAGAACGAGCGCGCGAGTGTGAGGCGCAAGCGCAACCGTCGACAAATGTATGGTCGCTACTTCCTCGCGTACCCGAGCCGCGAGATCACGCGACACCTGACGCCGGGGATATACGAGCGCATCGGCGGCGGCATGGCCGTCCGTCCGGTGTTCCTGTTCGTGGACAAGCCGCCGGTGTATCGGCAGCGATTCCGATTCTTTGTCGAGGCGGAAACGATCGCCCGTCGCATTCAACCGGACATGTTCCGCGAGGCGATCGCCGAGACGATGGCGACGACGCAGAAGGCATGAGGCATCCGCGCGTGACATCGCGCGGGTCCTCCCCAAGAGCATTGCTTGCGGGTCATTCGGCCCACGATTTTTTTCTAGCGCCAGCGAACTGTTGCGCCACCACCACAGGCGACGAATGCAAGCGGGACTCTGGACATTGAGCGGTCTTTCGGTCGAGCTCGGCCGGGATCGGCGGACGCTTGCCCGAGACCTCGAGGGACTCGATCCCGACAAGCTGGAGCACAAGGGCGGGCGCACCGAGCGCCGCTGGAGAATGCGCCGTGTCGTCGAGCATCTCTATCGGCAAGGGCCGTCGCTGGCCGCCACCGACGACTTCGAAAACCAGCGCGAGCGTCTGGCAGCCGCCCAGGCCGAGCGCGTCGAGATGGAAAACGCCATCCGCCGCGGGCAGCTGGCTGAATGCGCGGCGGTGCAAGCCGGCTGGGCCGACCACATCGCCGCCGCGCGCGCGAAGCTCCTTTCCCTGCCCGCAAAGCTCGGGCCGCAACTGACGAACATCAGCGACGCGAGCGTCGCGGCGGACAAGATCCGCGCGGACATTTATGCAGCTATCGACGAGCTCGCCGAGTGGGAGCTGCCCGAGACCGACGACGACGGTGGCGGGAATGCTCCGGCAGACGGTGAGCGTCTGGAAAAGCCCGCCGCTCCTGACCGTGAGCGAGTGGGCGGACGCGCACCGGCGACTGTCTAGCGAATCGTCGGCTGAACCGGGCGCGTGGCGCACGTCGCGCGCGCCTTACCAGCGCGGGGTGATGGACGCGATTGCAGATCCTGCGATCCGTGAAATCTGGTGCATAAAGTCGGCGCAAGTCGGCTGGACCGAGATTCTGAACAACGTCATCGGGTACTTCGTCCATCAGGACGCGGCGCCGATGCTGCTCGTGCAGCCGACGCTCGAGATGGCCGAGGCATGGTCGAAGGACCGGCTCGCGCCGATGATCCGTGACACCCCGGCGCTGCGCGATCGTATCGCCGACGCGAGGTCGCGCGACTCGGGCAACACGCTGCTGCACAAGAAATTCGCGGGCGGTCATCTGACCGTGGCCGGCGCGAACTCGCCGGCCGGGCTCGCGTCGCGACCGATCCGCATCGTGCTGTTTGACGAGGTCGACCGCTTCCCGTCGAGCGCTGGCGCGGAGGGTGATCCGGTCAGCCTGGGAAAGAAGCGATCGACGACCTTCTGGAATCGAAAGATGCTTGCGGGCTCAACGCCGACGATCAAAGGGTCGAGCCGCATCGAGTCGGGCTTCGAGGGGAGCGACCAGCGGTATTACTTCGTCCCCTGCCCGCACTGCGACGAGTTCCAGCGGCTCATCTGGCCGCAAGTGCGCTGGCCGGACGATCGGCCGTCTGAAGCCGTCTACGTCTGCCAGCACTGCGGCGCCGAGATCGCCGAGGCTGACAAGGCCGAGATGCTGCGCCGCGGCGAGTGGCGCGCATCGAAGCCGACCCGCGACATCGCGGGCTTCCACATTTCCGAGCTGTATTCGCCCTGGTCAACGTGGGGCGACATGGCGGCGTCGTTCCTCAAGGCCAAGCGCCTACCGGAAACCCTTCAGACGT